ACATAACATGTTATGCGTATTAGAAGGGAACATCTTCCTTAGTTACAGCATCAAACTCATCAAGGGCGTTGCCACCACCAGAGTATTCGACTAACTCTAACACTTGTACTGCTGATAATGATTTACCAAGACCATATTTATCTGTTGCTTGGTGTTCATAGGTATCGTATGCTACCTTAACCTGTGAACCATTACCAATTTTAACTGCACTATCCCAACCATGCTTGTTCTCATCTACTACTGTAGGTGCAGGCATGTGATTACCCTTAGCTGTGATAGGCTTACGCTTAAACACAAACACATTAGCATCTTTTTGTTTCGGTTTAATACCAGATGCTATTAGTCTATCCCTTTCTTCATCAGTTACCTTCAAGTCTATTGAATAAACTCCGGGTGTTGGTGTATATTTATCTACCTTAGGCTCAAAAAGAGCAGGGTATAGTGCTTCACCTGTTGCTACTGCCATAATTATATCCTCATTGGTGTCAGTTTAAAGTATTAATAGCCACGACACCATAATGGCTATTAATATATCTTTTATTTATTCTTTATTAACCTTTACTTACTTTATATATATCTATAATAATATTATAACACATAATTAATCATTTGTGTAGTCATTAATTAAAGATTGTAAATATTTTTTATCTTCCTCTGAGTCAAGGGAATTAAAACTAAAGTAACCAGCTCGTCTACAACTATTGCACATATCTAAATACTCACCAGTTTCATTGTCTTTATATACTGACTCATTATCATTTAGTTGTTTGTTGCATGCTCGACATCTCATTATCATCCTCCTTATCATTCCAACCAAGTGTTTCAGCATATACTGCTATTGATTTTAAATTTGCCCTAACAACACAACCATAATCTTCATCAACCATGTACTCATCTACATGGTCCATACTATCAACCTCACCCATATCATTAGTGTAACCCATTTCTTCACACCATATTACATAGTTTCCTATTTTACTCATAACTTAATCTCCTATATTAATATTATAAAGTCTACCTTTGCTTGATAGAGTTCGTTGTACTCATGTATGTCTATGATATAGTTTTTTAACAGTTTGTCAAGTGTATCTTCCTCCACTTCTATCTGTAGTTCGTCCATATCACCACCATTACCATCTAATCTAACTTCATGGACTATATCTTCCTCCCATAGTAGTGTAGATACACCATCCAATGTGTCATGGTTAATTACTTCACCAATTTGTCTGCCTTTTCTGTTTACATAGGCCATTTTATATATGTTCATTACTCACCTCCACTATAAAAATCACTCGGACTCATACCAACATCTCTGTATTTATCCATTAGTTTTTCATCTTCTTCTTCCTCTACATTTTTAGTATGCGACTCTAAATAACCTAGTTGCATATCTATTAGGAAGTCTTTCCAGTTATCATATAAGCTATCATTATCCATTTATCTTCTCCTTTAGTTCATTTATTTGTTGTTGCATATCCATTAATACAGCAAGATATGTGTGAGGTTCAATAGCATATTCATATTGTTCTCTAGGTATTAACCTGTCTGTCATTGGACAAAACAAAGCTGTACCATAATAGTTACTAATATCAAAGGACCTTTCAATCTCGTCCTCTAAACCTCTTACATCACTTGCATATATTGTTAAATTAATACTCATTTTTCCTCCTCAATTAAATATTTATCTTCATAGTCCTCAATCCATTTGAGTTCACTATTAGTTATATCACACATGACATAACAAGTTTCACCAGTTACCCAGTCTACATCTTTCTGTAAATCAGTGCCAATGTTATCATCAAACCATTCTTCAAACTCAACAGTTTTACTTTCAGGTACCATTGTACTTAATTGTACATTAAATCTACTTCCTTCATAACTTATCATTATTTATTCTCCTTCTTCTTTAGTTTTCTTTTATATCCTATATCCCATGAA